TCCTGACCAACAAGTTCCATAGTTCTATCATTTACTTGATAGGCTGTTGGAGATGCTATAGTTCCTCTGTGCTTAACTGCTTTAATATCAGAAATGTTGTCACCTTCTTGGTAAGTGTTAATTGACAAAGCAACACCTGCGCCAGCTGAACGATTAATAACTACCTGTCCGTTATTGAATACACCAGTTGAATTATTACTACCGAATTGAACATTACCACTATTGGATATTTGAATACTTCCGGCAGATTCAATGGCTAAATCACTTAAATTTTTAATTGAATTTACTGTTAAACTTCTAGTAGTACCATCTAAAATAACTGTACTGTCATCTCCGAAAATACCACCACCACCTCCGCCACTTGCGAAAGTAAGTGTTCCTGTAACGTCTCCTGTTACTGATCCAGTTAGGTTTCCAACAACATTACCAACTACTGATCCTGTATGTGATCCGTTAGTATCACCTGTAAGGTTTCCTGTAAGTGTAGTTGCCGCTACAGTTGAAGTTTCAACTGGTCCTACTATTTTTCCGTTGATAGCATCAACTAAAAGTGTTGAGTCATCAGCATATATGTTACCACGTACATCTACTGCTGGATTATCTGTCGCCGCCCAGTTGGAGCCTGTATAAACTAAAATTTGATCTTTTTGTGCCGCTAGTGCTTGTACATTACCTAAATCTTCTAGGTTTTGTGTGGATACTGAAACTGCTATGCCACCTTGTGTGGCTCCATCGCCTACAAATACCTCTTTGCTGTCGGTCGTATAAACAAGTTCACCCTCCGCAGGTGTAAAACCCGGGTTGGTTTGTAGTGCTTCTTTTGTTCCTCTTTTAAGTCTTAAAGTACCCATCTAATACTCCTAATTCATTGTTACATATATTTATCACATTAATCAATTATCGTGTTCTCTTTTTTCTTGGGTTTTTAAGGAATGCTCTAGTACGTTTTTCTATGTCTCTCTTTAGTCTAGGCGTATTAAGCCTAAAATCGACGTGTAGTATATCGTCTCCGTACTGTTTAAATAGGTCAGAGATGCTTTTGTCTAGATCAGCACCTGTTTCTCTTTTTGCGTTACAATCTATCTCCCATACTCTACCTTTTTTAAACTCTACCTTAATAGAACTTAGATAGTTTATGGGGATAGTGTGAATATCAATGTCTTTAAAAACGTCTGGCCAATGCTTAATTACATCATCAGGAAGCCGCTTTGACACTGGCTTTGCTTTTCTTTTTCGTAGGAACTAGCTCTTCAGCTTGTTCTCTTAGACTTTTTGCTTCTTTGTAAAGTCTGTCAGCTTGAGATCTATAGCTCGCCGCTAATTGATCATCTGATAATGCCGAGTTGTCTGGGGCTTGAATATTTGCCGCCTGTGCTTCAGCCGCTACGTTTGATGTCTTTGGCATCTCATTTACTGAACCAGCTTCTGTAATAGTTGTGCCTTCTGGCAATTCGTTTGGATTTTTCATAGCCAAACCTGCGACAGTTGTACCTCTTTGGTCAGCAATAATTTTTACCAACTCATCTAGTCCTATTGTAGCATTTGGATTAGGCATCATTTCAACTGAAGTGTGCGGAACTTTAACTAATTTTCCAGTAGCATGGAATCTAGCTAACATGTTCGAACCATCAGGTAATGTGCTTCTTGCCATAACTTCAGCAAATTCAAATGCTGTCTGACCTGCGTTACCTTGAACAGCATTAATTAAAGCATCGTGGTCAGCATCTTCTAATGTTGCTGTATCAACTACCAATGCACTTACTGCTGGATCTTCATTTGGGATGACTTTGTAAGCGACAACAACCTTTCTCTGGTTGGCTTTAAGTCTACCTACGTGTTTTATATCAGCCATTATTTGTCTCCTTTAGACTCTTCTTTTTTTCCTTCGTTGGCTTTTTTTGCTTCTTCTTCTGCCTTTTGAACAGTTGAAAGGAATGAGTCAAGTTTGTTAAAAGTTTTGCCAACGGCTTCCATTTCATTTGCTCTAAAAGCACCCCTCTGTGAAGCAACATCGATAATGGATTTGATTACTCCAAGATCTTGTACAGTCAGTTCTACAGGTGCTCCAGTTGGCGGTGTGCCTTGAGCTGGTGCTCCAGTAGGTGCTTCTGCGGGTTTTGTACCTTGTACAGTTGTATTTTCAGACATATTTTATACTCCTTGTTATAGTAATTATCTGCTCAGTATTTACTTGTACTTCAAAAGTGGACAAGCTAAAACGAAAAAAGAGAGCTCTTTTGGATCCTCAAATCCTACTCTAAGAACTTGATCAATGCTATTATTTTTGGTTAAGCCTATTGCTTTTCCAATAAAATATCTGTTTTTTAGATTTGAATCTATCCACATTTCTATAGCATTTTGGATGTTATATTTTAATGGTAAATCTATAACAGCCAAATGAGGCGACTGATGATTAAGTTTTCTAAACTTAAAATAATCCTGTGGGTTCAGTTTGTACTGTAATTTCATATATTATTAGGCATCCTCGTAATGGGCAGTAATTCCAAATGGAGCAGTAAAGTTCTTATCATGATGACCATGTATTACAAATACAGTATCACAATAGTCATCCTCACCCCAGCTACCAAAAGGATATCCGTCTGTGAACATAATTAACTTTTTAGGCTGTATATCATGTTCTTTCATGTATTCCCAATTACACATAAATTCTGTACCACCTCCACCTATTGGTTGATAGTTTGAAAAATCTTCTCCGTCTGTACTGGAAAAATCTTTTTCATTATACACGGCAGTATCAAAGCACCACAACTTAACATTGTATTCTTTGAATTCATCCATAATTCCTTTTACTTCAGATAGGAAGTCTTTTGCCTGATCATCTCCGATAGAACCTGACATGTCAAAAGCAATAGCACAATCTATTTGTTGATCAAAGTTCATACCTGGTAATACAACACCAGTATGCCAACCTTTTCTACTAGGTCGACTAAAAGTATAATCGTTTCTTATAGTTGCCTGTATCTGCTGTCTAAGTATTTCTCTCCAGTTCATTTTAGGTTCTGTTAGTTCCTTTATCATTCTTTCTATCTCAGCAGGAACATTACCAGCACCAGCGGATTGTGCCGCAGAAATCATGTTTTCCTTAACCTGATCTCTAATTTTTTTCATTTCATCTTTTGTGTAATAAGGACGTTGTTTGTCTTTTCCGCCTTTACCCTTTTTACTTTGTCCAGGCTTCTTTTCCCAATCAATGTGTTCATCAAGTAGCTGGCCCATTTGTTCTAAGAACTTTTTGCCGTTCTCCTTAGCCTTTTCGTAAATATCATCGTATACTGCTTCTGATTGCCAATTATCATATTTCCAGTCTTGATATATTGGAATCATTTTTACAGGATCACCTATCTTATCACGGACCAATGTATTGTTTACGATATAGTCACAAGCAATATTGTATATCTCTGGATCTCTATCTTCTCTTCTTATAATGTGATCAAAAACACAATGAAGTATTTCATGTGCTATAACAAACTCTATTTCTTTGTTAGAAAGAGCATTAAAAAATTGTGTATTGTAAAATAAATGCTTACCGTCTGTAGCGGCAGTAGGGCACCAAGCATCACAGTTTTCAACTTTAAGTCTAGTTGCCATGTTACCAAAGAACGGATGTCGTAGTAATAAACCAACTCTTGCTACGATAATTCTATCAGCAACGTCTGCTCTCATTACCTCTAGCTCTTCTTTTGTGAGCTTTTTTGGTTCAAATCCTTTAGTATCTATTGTCATGTGCCTCTCCGTATTGCCTTATTATATATTTAATATACAACATTTTTCATCATTTGTCAAGTGAAAAAATGGGCGTTTTTTAAAGGAGACGCCCAAACTCCCAGTGCTATTATGCACTTTGAGCCGCAGTTACGTACTTACCAAACCTGTTATGGAATTCATCGAAACAGTCAACCTCATCTGGGTCAATTGGTAGTGAGTATTGTGTGAGGGCTAACTTAATACCCATTACAACCAATTCTGTATCAAAATTATCCATTGCGAATCTAAGGAAGTTATTAACTTTCGTATCAAACTTTTTATCCTTTTTATCACAGGCTTCTTTCAGTTCATAGCATAAAGAGACTGTTAAGGAATACATGGCACTGATTTCTTTAGTCTCTAACTCCTTTACCTTGCCATCTAAGATGTCAATTGGTTGAGGGAGTTTCGAAGCAACCTTACGATGCGCCATAAACTTAACGGCAAGTCCTTCTCCTACGGCACCACTTACCAAATCGGTAGTGGTATTCTCGTCATCATCGTCTTCGAGTAATTCGGAAACAAATGACCAAGAACGCGGTGTAGCAAATGAACGACTTGGACTTTTAGGATCAAAGTCATACAAGTCTTTCTTTGCGAAAGTCAAATAACCTACAACGTCTGAATGTAATTGATGTTCGGCGGCCCATTGTAACCAATCCTCAAAATCAACTTTCATTTCTAAGTGTACAAATCTGTTTGCCAACGGAGCAGGCATTCTATAAGTAACACCTTTGTCAGCATCTCTGTTACCAGCCGCAACAATAACAACGTTATCTGGCAAATGATATGTGCCAACACGTCTGTTTAATATAAGCTGATAAGCCGCCGCTTGTACTGCCGGCGGAGCAGAATTCATTTCGTCCATAAACAAAATAACTACTTCATATTTTTTAGCAGTTGCTTCGTCTGGAAGCTCTGATGGTGGTGCCCAAACCATTGTACCAGCATTGCTATCAAAATATGGAATACCTTTAATGTCTGTAGGTTCCCATAATGAAAGTCTAATGTCTATTACAAGAGCTTTCTTGTATTCATCACCAATCTGGTGAACTACTTCAGACTTACCAATGCCTGGAGGTCCCCATATAAAAATTGGTCTTTTCTTTTTGAATGCCCTACGGATGCTTCTTTTGGCTCCGTTCGGACTAACTGTTCTTAGTGCGATATTTTCCATTTTGTACTCCTTTTTGTGTCAGTGCCTAATTTCTAACTATGTATACAGTATAGCATCAATTAGGTAAAAGTCAACCTCTTTTTTACCAAAATATTATTTTTTTTGGCGTTCGATCGCTTTCACTAAACCATATTTTCGGAGATCACCTGAGAAAAGATGTAGTTCCATAGACTTCTTTTCATCCGTTACCCATATACTTCTGTTACCAAGATAGTATGGACAATTTATGAATTGGTCTAAAAAAATGACAGTTTGGGTAGTCATGGTAAAATCTTTAGGAAACGGTATTTCATACATCTGTAGATCTATTCTTTCAGCAAGAAAATCAAAGCCATCATCAGTAAGACGTAATCCGCCTTGTGTTTTGCCTCTGGTGTTTTGCCACCATAGAGGCATGTACTGCTTTAGTGATGTTTCACTAATAGCAATATCAGCCTGTTTTAGGAAGATCTTAGTGTATGTTTCTTTCCAGTTCATTCATCAGTTACCACTTCTCCACTTGTAAGTTTATACACGGAAAAGTCTTCGCACTTGAACATCTCATTTAACTTCTTAGCTAGATTATGAGCATGGCCTGGATTTGAAAAAGAAACTTTCTTGTATTTAGGTCCGGGGTAATTTGTTAGAGCATTAGAGGTTTTTAAATTAAAAGGAGCACCTTTAAAAAAGACAGCCCATATTGCTTCTGCCTTTAGTATTTGTTCACACTTGTAATTGTTCTTATCAATGTTCTCTAATATTACTGTAGGTTTTGGTCTACTCATATACGTATCCTTCAAATTATATACGTATATATTTATCTCTTTTTAGGTTAAACTATCTGTTTATTTCCATTCAGAACCACCGTCCATTGCTATTGTAACAGTCTCTTCACCAGTTGATTTGTTATCAACAATAAGTTGTTCTAACCTGCCTTGTGTATTAGCAATGACTGTGCTTAAAGAAAACATAAGATTTTTTGCTTCTTGTATATTCATCCTAATTTCTTTATGCTGACCTGAATCAGCAATCTTTACCTGTTGGATAAACTTTTGTATAGGAATAGTATTAATAGCTTCTTTTGTTTGCATTTTTAAGTTCCTCTCTCATTGTAAATTCTGTCTTGAAAGGACCTTTATAATCATAGGTTTCAAGAGTAACAAGTTTAGGACAAAAACTTCTTACCCAACCCTTGTCAAACTTAATGATATAATATCCAGCACAATATAAACTTTTAGACTTTTTACTTTTTGTAAAAAGCGGAAGTTTTTTCTGTACATTATAAATTACATTGTGTGGTTTAGTTGAAGTACTAAATCCGTGTATTTCTTTTGTAACAGAGTCAGCATCTGAAATACTTGTTTTATCCCAGCTTACTCCTCCTATGTAACTGTTGAAACTCTTTGTATCCGAAAAATATTCAGTACCAGTAGCACAACTATACATATATCTTTTATCTTCTTGCTTAGATAATGTGCCTATTCTTTGACCATTGTTTTCTATAATCCAAAATTTATTTTTTAGTATTGGTTTTGCTTTTATCATATTTGCCTCCTATGAGTATTTTGCCTGTAATGGTTCAGCATATTGTTGAACATTATCTGCTATCTTCTGTAGGTCGTGTTTAGCACAGAACTTCATAAGATGTAATCCAACTTGTGATATGCTTTTCGGTTGTTCCATAGCATCTTCTACTACGTCATTTATAATGGATCTAATATTACCAGGCTGTGCTGATAAATCACACAGAACAACATTTCTATTGTAATCATCAAGAACTCTATGTTCTTCTCCTTTGTGATCCATCCAACGTTGTAACATTAGATTATTCCAATTAAATCCTTTACTTTTTCTATCCGCGTATGCTTCTAATAAGCCTACTTTATTTTTTGTACCTTTTGTTCTCACACCAGGATAAGCACTAAACACATTGTCACTTGTGTCACCTCTCATACACTTTTCAAACAATAACCATTCAGGATCTGGAGCAGGCTTTTCTTTACCTGTCTTTTTATCTATCACAGGTAATTTTTTCTTATCATCAAAGTATCCTTCGTGTGTAATAATAGTATTTTGTACGCCATTGTATTGACTTACATTAGGAGCAATAAGTTGTCCAAAGTCACCATCAGTTGATATAATAACATGATTATCATTAGGGTGTGCTTGTATCCAACCTGCTATCAAATCATCTGCTTCTAAAGTAGGGTGATGTAGTACAGAACAATTTGTTTTGTTACTTACAAACTTATTAAACTCATCAAATATTTCCCAGAACACTTTATCTTCTTCTTGTTCTCTTTCTGTCTGTGCCGCACGAGCATCACTTCTATTTCTTTTGTAAGGCTCATAGTAATCCTTACGCCAACTACGACCTTCTAAACAGAAAACAACATGAGCACCTTCAAAGTCCTGATATGCTTTACGTATACCACCTAACGTGATATGTAATGCCATACCAATTTTAGTTTCTAAGTCTCCACGTATTACGTGTCTAGCTCGAAAAAATGTATTTGCTGTATCTACTAATATGTAAGTCATAGTATTACTATACTTTCTATTATGTAATTTGTCAAGAAACTTTTGTTTTCTTTTCATCTATTTTGGTAGTGTCTATAAAACCAGCACCTCTGTCTGGATCTTCGCCACCATCTTCAAGCACTTGTCTAGCAATAGTTTTAAACCAAGCATCAACAATTTCCTCGTTTGATTCCCCTGTATAACCAGCATCAAGTAATTGTTCAATAAATTCATTGTTCCAATCAAGCTCAAAAAACCCATTCTTGATGTTATCTGGATTTACTTTTGTATCCAATACACCAACCCAAGGTTCACCTTTCTTAGATGCTTCTTCTTTTTCCTTGGCTAATACTGCTCTTCTTTCTTCTTCAGCACTGAGAGGTTTTTTAACTTCCTCTTTCTTTTTACCAAGACTTTTTATCTTATTAATGATATCTTTCATATCACCTCCTTTACGTTCCAATTGCGTTTCCAAACAAGTATACATGTACTCTTGCCGCTACATTATATCCTCTTTGAAAAGCCATTTTTGCTACATCACCTGCTGTCGCACTCTGTTCTTCTTCTCTGGCTCCTACAGGCATAACCCATATTGGCCAATCAACACCTTGTGCCTTAAATTTTTCTACAACAGATTCCATTTCATCCCATTGTCGTTGTTCAGAACCTACAACAAATTTTAATTGTCCTTTGTTAGAAAGATCAGCATACTCACCTACTACTTCTGGTATAATTGCTTTTTTAGCTTCTTCTCCACTTACAGTAAACAATTTAGGACTACAACTAAAGAACACTTCTTCATCTATTCTTTTTACCCATTCTTTAAATGGATCTCTCAACTTTTGTGTACCGTTAGTTTCAAAAGTCATCGAACTAGGTAAGTTTCCTAATTTTTCAAGTTCTTCATATATACCAACACTTGCTAACTGTCCAGTGATCATCAAAGGCTCACCGCCTGTAAAACATAAATGTTGTCTTTGTTTACTCACAGGATGTAAAAACAAACCTTCTGGATTTGAATCTGTTCTTAGTATATCTACAATTTTGTTCGCCAATACACTAGGAACTTCATGTCCCATAAGATGTTTGTATTTCTTTGCCCAAGTGTAAGAACTATCACAACCTTTTTCCCACACAGGCAAGTCTTCTACTCTTTCTACTTGACTTACATCATAATCTAAAAACGGAAGATCATATGTTTCTGGATTTGTAGGATCTATCTGTCCAAAGCCACTACATTGTAGATTACACAGAAAGAAACGTATCCAAGCAGTTGGCACGCCTGTATAGTGTCCTTCTCCTTGAATAGAGTGAAATATTTCACTGTAATATACTTTCTTTTCTGCTTTGTCCATATCTTAGCTAACCTTAATCGCAATGTAAATACAGAGTGCTATGATAAAAAGTTTACCATAGTCAAGATCAAAATCTGTACCTTCACCGAACTTTTTTCTAAATTCGCTTAACTTCATTACACTATCTCCTCTATTATACCTAATGCTTCTGCTATGACAAATGCTCCACCTGATAACATTATTACAAACCCACTGTCTGCTATAAAGATATCACTGTACATATTTGCCGACCAAAAAACGTAGCCTCCATAGGATAATAATCCACCTGCTACGATTCTAAAAATACTTTTAACTATACTAACTGAAAAATGATTCATGTTATCCTTTCTATTTTCCACAAGCAAATTCTTGTTGTAGTTTAATATTGTCCATAAACTCCTTTTTAGTTCCTGGATCCTCATTAAATGCTCCACGTAGTACAGTAGTCTGTGTTAAACTACTATGAGCACCTATACCTCTATTTTCACAACAACCATGTGTTGCTTGTAAATAGACACCTATGTTAGAACTACCTGTTGCTTTTTGTATTTCATTAGCAATTACATTGTTTAGTTCTTCTTGTAATGTTCCTCTTCTAGCACACCACTGAGCTATTCGTGTATACTTAGAAAGTCCTATTAATGTTTCTGCGGCAATGATTCCTATGTATGCTACACCATTTACAGGTTGATGATGATGCGAACACATACTTTTTATTTCGCTTCGGACAACCAACATTCCTTTGTAACCATCATCTACGTGGTTAGGAAAAGCAGTTGCGTTTGGCATAGGCTCATACCTACCACTCATTATTTCATTGATATACATTTTTGCTAATCGTCTACCAGTGTCTTTACTGTTAGGATCATTATAACGATCAATAATTAAACTGTCTAATACTGTTTCAAACTTTGGAGTAAGTTCTTCAATTAAGGCTTCCTTATCACCCTGTTTTAATACTTCACTAATATTATCACCTGCCCAATACCTGATGTTGGCATCACGCAGTCTTTTAATAATTTCTTCACTTTTATCCAATTTTCATCTCCGATGTTAAGGCAGTGGATTGCCATTTCTGTTTATTATATACTTTATTTAGGTTTTTGTCAAGTTTTAATTTCATAATTAGGATCCTTTAAGTAACCAATATAGTCTCTAGCTATCTTATTGTGTATTTCTCTAATGTAATGTTCCGTATCAAGTCTATAATGATCCGTTTCAATATCCAAATTCATTTTATCCTTAAAAAATTGTTCAGCACTTAATGGTGCTTTCACACAAGAAAGTTTACCATAAAAGTCAATATTATCTGGAATGAACACCCTATTGTTAATATTCCAAAGATACCATTTTATTTTTCTTTCTTTACACATATTATCTATGGCATAAAGATCAATACAATAATCTTTATATTGTAAAGGTGTAATTAATTCATGCCACAGTTTTGTATAAGAATATTTTTCATGAAATAATTTATAGTCATGTCCAACTTTCATATCATGAAACTCTAAACCCTTGAAAGCTTCATAATTTTCTTTCCTTGTCTGTTCGACCATTTCAACATAGTCATCTGTTATTCTATGATCTGTGTATCTATCAATTAGTTCGTCTTTTGGTTGTTCATCGTCCAGGTACAGGCTAGAATCAGTAGTCTCCCCTACTCCTAAATTTTTAGAGCATGAAAGAAGAAACCTATTCCAGTAAGTAGATTGAACAAATACTTCGTCAATGTCTTGATACCTATCAAGCATTGTTCGTAACCAGGCAGGATACTTTCGATTACACCCGCCTGGCATACTGTAAATTACAGTTTGTTTGTTATTATCTCTGGCGTATATTTCAGCATAGTTATTGCTTTCCCATGCGTGGATTTTTCCACCCATTTCGAAGTAACCATGTGAATGACTATCACCCAAGAATAATGTTTTAGTCATTATCTTTGAAGTACTTGTTAAGCATTTCTAACCGGTCATCAGCCGCCGCTAACTTATCAAGCTCTGAAATAACTGCTTCTGTAACATCTGAATGTTCACCAATACCTGCTGGCATTGTTTTGTAAACTTCAATGTTAGCAAGATGTACCGCAATTTCACCTTCTGCTTGTTTTCTAGCCGCAACTAATAGAGCATCACCTGGCTTCATTTTCACCTCCTAATATTTTCCCTTTTCTGGGATCACGTGTCGCACTCCTCCTCTTGGATCTTCCATATCACCCTTGCGACGTGGGATAAGATGGATATGTGGATAAGGGACAGTTTGACCTGCCTCCTTGCCTACATTTTGTCCAACATTATAAGCATCACAATAACCTTTTTCTACCCATTCATAACCCCAGCCGTATGCGGCTTTATAACATTTTTGTAT